TAATATTGTGAGAAAAGATTATTGTATAATGTAGTGTTATCCTTTACGCTTAACTCATTTGAAAAATGTATTGAGTATTTCGTTCCATTTATTGTTGTTTCTTGAATGAATGGTCTATACCCACTTACAGTAGAAGTAACAACTCCATCAGTCATTTTAAAATTCTTGGTTATTTTATCGTCAACATATAACAACAAAGGAGCTTGTATTTGTGGATTGTAAGCTTTATCTAAAGCATAACCAACATACATATCAGTTGTTAATTTTACTGTTGATATATCCCCAAATTTAGTTTCTATTTTAAACTCACCATCTTCTAAATTTTCATCGTAATAAATATAGTCTCCATACTCACGTGATTGAGTAGAAGTTTTAGAATATTGTTCATTTAGAAAGTTGTTAGTTTTCTCATGTTTAAACTCATTCTTTTTACTTAATGGTATTCGTGAAATGGTAATATTATCAATGTCTACATATGGAGTTATATCAAAAATTTTACCTTTAGAATAGAAATCGTTTAAAGGTATTAACTCAAATTCACTCTCTGACCTTGGTATAATTGTAAGATTAAAAGTTTTTAAAATTGACGTTATAAAGTCTTCAAATGTCAAGTCAGGTATATAATCATTTACGTTATATTGTTGTGCTGTAAATGTTTTAGATTGTAAATTAGAAACATATTTTAAAACTTGTGCATTGCTTCTATATACGTTACCACCATCTACATATACAAAACCATTTCGAGCTATGTTTGCCGTCATCGTTCCGGTTAATGTTGTAGGGTCTTCTGTTTGAATATAAAACGAATAATTACCTTTCACTAATGATTGTAATTGACCACTTACCGCAATTATATCTGTACCACTAACACCCTCAACCTCATAATAAAATTTGTTATTAATAAATATTTTAATGTATATTTTAGTAATACCTGAAGAACTCGTAAAATTAAAAGTTATATTATTAACAGTTGATTCTAAACCAACTACGTTTTGAATACCAATAGTTGCATTTTGTAAATCAAATAAATCTTGCTCGTAAAATGGAGGTTCTAAAGGGGATGCAGTTGTATAGTATTTAGACAATGAAAACTGTTGACCTAATTGGTTAACCGCATTGTAATAAAGACGAATATCATTAAATACATTAAACTGCGAACCTGTGCGAGGTAATTTTTCTTTATCATTTTGAAACCATAAAAAGGATTTAGTGAACCTCTTATCATTTAGAAATGCTCCAGTAAATGTCAATCCACATTTAGTTGCTATTTTGTTTAAAATTGTTTTTGCTCTAATTGCAGGATTTAATTCTAATAAATCAATAGCTCCAGCAGTTGTACTAATATCGTTTGAGTCTGCTAACCCAAAATTCCAAACTCTATTTTGTTTTGTAGATATTAATGGGAATGCTAAATCAAAATCATTTGGTGTATTAATATATCCGATTATTGAACTTAAATTATTCGTGAAATTCAAATTACTAAAATCCAAATCAACTAACTTAAACTTTTCAAACTTATCCTTTAATGATATTACAAGGCCGTAAAATGTAATCGTATAACTTTCTACTTTATCGTTGACAATGTTCGCTTTTTCAATTGCTATTTTCCCACTTTTAAATGGGCTTAGATCAATCTCAATGTAAGCGTTACGTCTATAATTAGGATTTATTGTAGTGTCAACAGCATTCTCATAATAATGCTTAAATATTCGATTGTTTTCTGCACTCGCAGGAATGGTAAATGTCTGTGAGAAATCAGTAAAAACCTTTGAGATATCTTGTACGTTTTGAATCGAACTATTAATGATAATTTCCTCATCCTGGAATAGCTCAATTTTGTCATATACTCCTAAAGTTTCATTTTCAATCCAAATATCAACTTGTCTCATTTTACATTCTGTATTAAATCGTAAGCTAATTCAAATTCCATTTGGTAACTAAATTGTTTGTTGTTCAAGTGTTTAAACAATTCTGTTTTATCTGTTTTTAACACCGCAGGTTTACCATCTATTAAAACTCGTTCACTTAACATCAACTCTTCTATTTGGAAGTTACTATCTTGTTCCATCCATCCTGTGTTTAATGTAAAAGTTTTGCGTCCTGTCTTATTAAAGATTTTAGACACACCATAAATAGCATCGTAATTCCACGAAGTTTGTTTAAGATTATATTGTTTTGAAGTTGTAGAAATGTTTTCATTTGATGATTTAAAGAACCAAAGAAAATTCCACATACCAAACTTATCAATGTAATCTACTTTAACAGGTGTATACTTACATTCGACAATAGGTTTAAATGTGAATGTTCTTAAAACAAAAGATCCATTTTTTAAAGTTAAAGTATTACCACTAAAATAATTTGCATTCAAAACTTTTGGAATTAATCTAAATTGAGCAGGATTTGAAAAGTTGGTACTTAAATTAACAGTTGTTAAAACACCATTAACTAAGTCAACATATTCAGCACTTGTAACAGGTGATACACCATAAATTTTATGTATTCCAATTTGCCCTATATTACCAATTGTATTTTCATTTGGATAGTAATAATAAGTACCTGATTTTGCATAAATACCAGCTATTGTATTATCATAATTCGCACCATCTTCAAACGAAATATATCCATTTGTAGCAACACCATAGTAAAATGCATCTAATTGCTCACCACTAACTCCATCATCATAATAAGCATACACTTCAAAGTAACAATATTCGTAATTATCTAAAGCTTGTATGTTAGTTAAAGATGCTTGAGGTGAAGAATTACTTATAAATTCACGACAATATGGTGAAATATCAAATGTTATTTCTGTTAAGTTGCTACTTGGAATTGGTTTACTCAAAGTATACTGAGGTGAAGCGGGAATACTTCCCATAGTATTTGATAAAAATACTTCTATTCTTCCTGATACTTGTGTACCTGTATTTATACTTACAATATAAGGCGATCGTGCGTAAATTCTTGCAGAGATTGTTGAACTCATTTTAACTGTTGTTTAAGTAATTCTTCTAATACTAAACCATATCTATCAACTATATCATTCGGTAATCTTTCAAATGCTTTGTTAAATGGCTTTGTAAAGAAATAACTTGGTTTTAAACCTTTGTTGTATATAGCACGTGTAATAATAAAAGCTGTTTGCTCATAACTCATAAAACGTCCTTTGATGTCTTTAAATTGTATTCTCTTTGCTTTTACCCAACCTCTTATACCTTCTGTTAATCCTCCTTTTGGTCCTGTACCCGTTCCAAATTTATAAGGTGAATTAGGAGCGCGATTACTTGAAGTTTTACCTTTTACCCCTTGGTCTTGATAGCTTCCATGGTCTTCCATTTCAAAATACAGACCGATAGACGAACCTTTTTTACTTGCGAATGTTTCTCCCTTGATTGAGTTGTAAAGTTTCTTAGAAACGTTTTTTCCACCTCTCGTTAAGTTAGCTCGTGATTGGCTTACAACATACTTTTTGAAGCGTTCTAATTCTTGTATTATCTCATCTCTTAGCATATTGTACCATTGTTGTAAAGAGCAACGTCTAAAGTCAAAGTACACCCTGCAACCTTGTCTACAAACCTATCAGAAAAATATTCGATATTTGCGCTTTCATCTACTAACTGCATTCCGTTATTATGAAATGCACCTCGTCTGAATAATTCGTAAATCCTAATCGCTTGCTCGTTAATTTGGTTTATAATATCGTCCTCGTTATCGTGGGAATAATACACGTGTGAACTTTCTTTTTTGTTGTGATCCAATATGTCCATCAGAATAAAAGACACGTTATAAACGATTGTACTGCTTTCTATTCTTGAATTGTTAATAGATATGTGGCATATTGGATAAAGTGATACCTTTTGTAAATCCACCTGGTCGATACCTCCTTTTGTTATCGTATTTATAAATGGTTCTTGGTCTAAAATAGTTTTTAGTTTATCTATTAGCGTGTAATATCCTGTCATTTTCTTGCTGTATTATTTTGTTTAAATCGTGTTTATATGTCAATAGTGTAAGGCACTTGTGTAGTCCTTGCCTTGTAACTTCATCAAACTTTGTAATGTCTCCGTTAGCGAGGTCATAGATTGAGTGATACCATCCCCATTGTTTGCTAAATTGTCCTTTTGCGGTGTAGTCTGGAGTTCCCTCGTCTGCACTTCCAAATAGTTTGGGATAGCTCTCAACAATTCGAGACCTAAAGTCCAAAAAAAAACCTGTGCTGATAATGCAATGTTTAAAGGAGTGTATTTTAATACCTCTATAAAGTCTTTACCTCTGTCCTTTGATTCAATAGTATACAAATCTTTTTTACGCTCTTTAATCGGTCTGTAAAGTATAGATAAAGCTTTGTGTAACTTGTTTATATCTGTGATGTTTGCCTCGATGTCAACGTACTCCTCAAAACTTATATCTTCTAAATTTGGAATGAATCCAAACTCTATTCCCTCTATTGTGAATCTTTGAACGAATGCTCTTTGCTCTTCAAATATCTTCTTAAAGTGTGCCATCAACTCATTTATAGTTGTGGCTTTCATACTTACAATATTTGCTAAAGAGACATTACAAAATATTTCAATCATCTTTTGAGTGATGAAAGTAGCGTCTTCATTTGTAGTTGCTATCGTGTTGTACTTCTGATACTGTTTAAGTGTTATTTCACTCAAATTATCAGGAACATTCAATTCTATCTTCATAATATATTAACTATCTAATTCCTATTTTGTAGTTACCTCTATTCTTATTAATACCAAGCGTTTCCATTTCGTGGTATCTAATTCCATCTATTGCATGGTTATTGCTATCTATTGGTTTGTTTAATCTTGCCCCGCTTTTATCGCTGTCCCAAACGTAACCACGAAGCTCTTTAATTATATTCACGCTGTTAGAAGTAACTAAATATTCTTGGCTCTGCATTATTTGAATACCAAAGTTTATACTATCCTTTCCCTTAGTCACTCCTTTAATCATTTTCCCAAATCTTCGTATTTCTTCTATTGATTTAGGCTCTGAACTATCTGCATAAATTGGAACTTGATTAGGAAGTAATTTAGCAATGTCCGAGTTGATCATTCCTGTTTTGTAGCATAACTCATTAATTATTCTTTGATTATTATATGAGTATATTTCTATTATTGTTGTTGGATCATTCGTGTATCCAAAATCGACTCCTATTCCTAAAAGTTTTGCTTCGTTTGGTATGTTATCAATTATTTTCCAATTAGAAAAAATAACTCCTTCGAGCATTCCTATTTCACCTAATCCATAAACTCGCCACCAATTTTCCCAATATGAACTTGTTTTAGCTTTTAATTTATTCTTTTCAATTTGTTCAACTATTGACTTGTCAAGTGCTTCGTTATCTTTATAGGTAAGGATTATAAAGTCTGAATCTGTTTCTCCTTTTAATTCCGTATGTACCCAAAATTCATTGGCAGGATTAAAATCTAAAAACACTTCTTTTTTTGTACGTATTGATAATTCATTATAAGATTCAAACGTTACATTATTGCACTCATTAATGTATAATATATCTCTCCTTGCTCCTCTTAATTTGCTTGAATCATCCGCACTAAAGAACTCAAATATGCTACCATTTTTAAACTGATAATTTAAAAGTGATTTATTAAATTGGCTATCGCTATATCTATTCGTCCATTTTAATATTTTAATAAAATCTTTTAAAGCTCCACGTCTTAAATGTGGTATAGATTCAGCAACCACGCTTATTTCTAAGTTAGGATTGTTAATTGCTTTATTTATTAATACAGCTAATATAGAATAAGTCTTAGAAGCACTTGTACCCCCTTGAATTATCTTTATTCTTTTTTTTAATGCAAGTACTTTATTCGTTGCTGTCGTTCTCTTGAACATCAGGAAATAATGGTTGTTCTAATATTGTTTGTTCTATTTGTTGTAATGGTGCTCCGTAACCTGAATCCATCAATGCTTTATAAGCTGCTACATCTCCTTCACGTGCTTTTTTAATTAAAGCCAAAGTCATCAAATCTTCTTGACTCATTGTCTCTTCTGCACCTGTTAAAGGGTTCTTTAACTTCTGATTAACTTCCAACCAATACTTTGCTATCGTGCTTCTGTTCTTTGCACCTTTAGGTCTGCCATTCTTTTCTGGCTGATATTCAGAACTAAATTTCTTTAGATTATCTTCTTTTGCCATAATCTCGTTTTTTTCTCGTTATTTTAATCCTACAAATGCTTTTAATGGGTAAAATACAAGTGAATTTCTATATCCATTTTCATGCGTTGGTATTATTGGAGTTACTCCGTGAACATTCTTCCACGCTGGATAAACTAACATTGAATTATCACAACTATCCATTGTAGCATTATAATCTGGTACAGTAGTATTGCCTCCTGTTGCGTTTGATTTCTTTGCTATAATAACATTTACACACTCTTCTATATTACCTGCGTCCCTGTGAAAAGGTGCGCATATATTATAATTAGAAATTGAGCTTGTGAATATGTTTCCAAATCTCCATTTTTTATCTACTTTTTCATCAAATATTTGTTTTTGCTTTTCATAAACATTTGGAGTTATTTGTTGAATTATCTTTTCACTTTCATAAGCTAACATAAGCATAGCTTTAATAAACGTTTGGGCTGTTTTTACACTATGAACACTTGAAAGGCTTGCGTATGGTCTTTTCATATGTGGTTTTGGTGGCACTCCTCCGAGTATTGTTGAATATTGCAAAACTTCTTTTTCTGTATTATGTAAACCGCTTGATCTTTTCATTGTGCTTTTAGGAACGTTTTTACTTCTCAATTCCTTATCTGCTAAATCTGCTAATTTTCCTGCTTTTTCAGAGTAGTTTGATATATCTTTTATATAAAACCCTATTGGTGTGTCATTCTCGTAAAATATACAATCTTCTGTAATGTTTGGGTCTATACTTCCGCATGTGTCACCTATCTTTATATTATGAGGTTGTAATATTAAATCTATTCTTTTCATATCTTTTCTTTTTCAGCTTTCAAATATTCCATAATCATACCACCTACATAAGCTTTATTATCTCTCCAAAACTTCACAAGGGCATAAGCTTCGTCATAATGTTCAGCTTCAAACTCAATTTGAATTGCTTTTTTTACTCCGTTTGTCATATCTAATAAATCATCTGAAAGGTCTTCATCGTCTAAAATTGAATAATCAACTTCAGCAGGTAATTCAGGAACAAATAATCCCCAATCATTAAGTAGTTCAGAATCCCATTCATTTGCTAAACTATCCCAATCCCATTCACCGAATCCTACGTTATCTTTAATTAAGAATTCGTTTTTTTGTTCCTCCGTCCATTCATCAGCTATTATAATCGGAATTTCTTTTATTCCTAATTCATTACACGCTTTTAAACGCATATTACCACCAAGTACAACGTATTTATTATCTACGTCAGTAAAGACTATCAGAGGTCGTTTATTTAGCATATCAGGGAATTCTTGAATAGACTTAACAAGCTTTTTAAACTTATCGTCTTTTATTACCCTTGGATTCTTTGGATTTGTTTTTACTTCTTTTATGTTTACTATTTTCATAAGTTGTTATTTAGTTCAATGCTATATAGTACAAATACATGAATAGTATCGTCCATGATAGCATTAAAAATATTATAGCTGCTAAGTAGTTCATTAGTTTTGTTTATTATTTCTATGTTCAATATAACACACTTTTTTAAAGTTAATGCTTATAGGTCTATTAGTTCTATATTCATCAAATACAACTACATGATTGTCTATTAATTCAAAGTAAAAACTATAATCTTTTTCAGCTGTTATATCAACATACTTATTTTCAAAATGTATTCTATAAACTGTTTCCATTAATTCAAAAAATATATTATTTCTATTCCACCAAAGTAAAACTCATTCTCTATGTAAATGTAGTTATACAATTCTTTAATATTCATTTTTTAAATGTTAAGTTAGACAACTCTTTTAAATCATTTCTCAACATTTCATTTTCTTTTTTTAGTTCATAAATTTGTTTCCAAAGATTTTTATTTAAATCTTCAAAGTCTTTATATCTTTCAACCTCTTCCTCAAATGATTTTATGATTAATTCTAAAGTTGTTCGTTTTATCTTAACATTCATCATACAATCTTTTTTAATACTCATTGTAAAGCCTCATTAATTGGTGTAACCTATCAGCTAAACAAGAACCGCAGGTAGTATATTCAACCTTTGTTTTCATTACTCGTGCATATATTTTGTTTATTGCGTTTTGTTCAACGGGTGATATAGTAACAGGTTTCCTATCTTTATATGCGCTTAATATCTCTAATTCGTTTTCATTAAAGCATTCAGGTTTCTTATAAGGAAATAGTTTGTTAAGTGCTTCTTTTCGTTTATCGCAATTGCAATCTAAACCAGTAATTTCTGAAACCTTTTCTACAACGGATTTAATTCCTGTTGCTTCTGTGAACTTTTCAATTGAATCTCCGAGTCCTTTTGATTTTCTTCTCGCCATAATTTATGTTGTATTTGTTCTCTGCAATGTTTTAAGGTTGCAAAGATAGTTTTTAGTGATATGTTAGTGTCTCGTGCTATGTCACGCATTGATAAATCAGTTGTGGTGTATAGTTGCCAAAGCATCAAGTCAAACCAATGGAAGTCTTTTTTTGTCTCTTCCTCTGTGTTATATACTTTCTCCCACTTTCGTTTTAGTTCCATGTGGTCCTCTTGAACTAAATCTCTGATTAAATCAATGTTTATGTGTTCTTTGTTTAACCTATGATAATCAAAGTATAGATTTCGTAGTATAACCCAACAATATACTTTATTAGGTTGGTTGTTTTCTATTACCTTAACTACTTTGTTGTTGTATACTTTCATATAGAAATCCTGTACGATGTCGTCGTAATGTTCGGAATGACCAAAGGAACGTACTATACGTTTCCAATCTTCGTCATGTCTTGCTAAAATTTCTAAATGTGCGTTCACGGGTTAAATATAATAAAAAAATCCCCACACCAATACGATGTGAGGATAAAACCATTATAAGCATACAAATATACTAACTTCCGCAATACAAACACCCATCTTCATCGTCAATTTCTTCAATTGTCATATTAGTTTCAAGTGATAATTGTTTTTTAAGCTCGTAGATTTGCGCTTGAGTATCGCAGTCCTCCAACAATTCACCTGTTAAAGTTGCTTTCAACTCTTCAATTTTGTTTCTTATTTCTTGCTCTTCCATTATTCTTTTATAAATGATCCGTTAACTACTTTACCTCTTCTGTTTTTAATCACTTCATACGCTGAACGTGTGCAAGCCATTAATGATACATTACGCATATAAGACAATCCTAACAAAGTAATCATTACATCACCAAAGGCGTCTATTTCTTCGTCACGTTTTCCTTTGATTATCGCACTACTTAACTCTCCAAGCTCTTCCATAACTTTCATCATTTGCTTAGGTGCGTTCTCTTTTTTGATTAATTCTTTCTCATCAAACCACTTTCTGATGTTGTCGAATAGTTCACTACTTTCTTGTGTTTTTAGTTTCTCGATATAATTTACTGCATCCATCAGCTCTTCCTGTAGATGATTAAGAAAATTGTCAGTGTTATTTTCTGCCAAAGTTTTACCATATTTTTCTATTCCTATTTGTGAACGTTCACGAAACTTCTGTATTACTTTATCA